TCCTACTGGTGCTGCAATTGCTCCTGGAGCAATTCAATCATTTTCACTGTGGGAAGGTGGATCTGCATATACTGATGGAGGAGATGGTTATTATCCTAAAGGAACTGGTCAGTGGGCTTACAGTGGATATGGTGGTGCTGCAGAAACATGGGATAGTTTATCAGACTTCGCACAAGGTGAAGTTGATTTAAATGGTGGATCTGGAACTGGTCTTAGAGCATCGGTTAGATTTGAAGCTTGGGTTGGTGCTGGTGGTAATCCAAACAATACAAGATATAAAATCCTTGCTTTTACTAATAAAGGAGCTGGATATGCTGCAGGCGATATTATCACGTTCCCCGATGTAGGTGGTAAGAATATTGGATCAGCACCTTCTACTGGTGGAGGAGGAATCAGTATGAGAATTGATACCGTTGGATTTGGTGAAGATGCTGGTGGTGGAGCAGCTGCTTATCCTCATGACTCTTGTCTAGCAAACGTTGTTCCTTTTGATACTGTTGTTGATAATGCAACAAACGTTGTGTACCCACAAGTTTCAAATATTGTGGAGACTACGGAAGCATTTGATTATGAAGATGATCCAACGGAACACACTCATACAATTAATTATAGTATTGGAACTACCAATTATGAGTTAAATATACCAGAGACATTTATTTCTACTGATGGTATGACAGCTTCTGTTAATATTCAACCAGAATCTGACACCAAAATAGATAGCTTAATTGCTCCTTTTATTATGGTAGACTACTTAATCAAGACCTAAGATGCCAACAAGAAATATTCGTACTAACTACTTGACAGATAAAGTAACGTTTGGCAGTTCTACAATGCCAATCGGTGCTATTGTGCCTATTTTTAAGGCAGATGATGAGAAGATCGCAGATAATGGTGTTGTCACTGGATTAGGAACAGTATCAACAGGAAGTTCTACTGGAACTGGATATTTTACTGATCTAGCTAGTATTGATGGTGTTCCGACTGGTCCTGTTAGCGCACAACTGACAGTTGCTAATTTTGGTGTATCTAATGATTTGATTACGCTTAATAATCATCCATTTGTAGATGGTGATAAGTTAACTGTTACGGTTTCTGAGCAAGCTCCTGATAAATTGAAATTGGGATCTTCAATTCAAAGTTTTACTATCACTAATCCTGGGTCTGGATATACAGTTCCTCCAAATATTGTTGTGACTGATGCTGGAGCTGGTCCTGCTACTCCTGGACAGTTTTCAGCAACAATTAATACTTCTGGACAACTTACTGCGATTAATGTTCTTGATGGTGGTATAGGATATCAAAATCCTCAGGTAACCATCTCTGGTGGAGGTGGGTCTAACGCTGCTGCTACTATCAATGTGTCTGCTGACGGACAAGGCGGCGTGCAATTTGAAAAGAATTTTGTTTTCTATGTAGATGTTGTAGATGCAAATAATTTTAGAATTGCTAGAAGTAATAGTGATATTAATAGTGGAAAATATTATAATGTAACTTCTCTCGGATCTTTTGGAAATTTTACAGTAGCATCATCAACTGGATATGGTCTCACTGTTGGTGTAATTGCTAACTTAGATGGTACTCTTAATTTTTGTACAATTGTAAAACCTGGATATGGATATACTGATGGCGAAACAGTATATGTTTTGCAACCTGGAAGTAATGGATTAGCAAGAATTGAGATCACAGCTACTACATCAAATACTGCAGCAGATCCAGCAATGCAATATCCTGGATGGTTGTATTGTGATGGATCTGAATATGATGCTCATGACTATCCATTATTATATGAGGTTATATCTGATGATTATGGTGGTGATGGTGGTAACTTTGATAAAGAAAACTTTGGAACCACTCCTGGAATTAAATTTAATGTTCCTGATTATAAAACAAAGAAACTAGTTGGTGCTGGTGGTGGTGTATCTGGATCTGGATCTCCTGTATCTGGTAATGTAATTTCTGTTGTTGGTGCTACTGGTGGTAGATGGTATTTTTCTAAAGATCAGCAAGAAACACTATTTGATATTGGAAATATTATTATCAGTGGATATACAAATGTTACTGAATTTGTTGGTGGCACATTAGATGGCGAGGTAACAATTCAGGTTGGACCTTTACAAGAAAAAATGATTGCCGCAGTTCCAGAACATGAACACGCAATCTTAACCTCTACTGCTCCTCAGGCTGGAGCATTTGAAGGTGGTGGTGGACCCGTTGATGATCACGCCGTTGGATATAAAGATAGTAATGGTCAAGTTAATTTCTTCTTGCCTAGTGATGGTGTTCCATTATTTCACTCTCATGGTATTGTTGATTATGTTTTAACAGATCCTAACCTATCTACATACGGGAACGTTGCTGGTATTGGTGAAAAGTTTTTTGCTACATTTGCACAGTCTGCCATTGGTGCAGATGGTGTATTTACTGTCAATGCTCATGATCTCAACACTGGCAATATGATTCGTGTTGCAACAAATACACAGAGTACACCACTGGCATTCAGTGTTAATGGTATTAACGTTAATTTTTCACCAGGCAGCACATGGTATATTATTAAACTTACTGATAATACATTTAAAGTAACATCATCAAAATACTTAGCACTAACAGGAACTGCAGCTACCATTACAAATGGTGGTTCTTCTGGTGATATCACCATTGAGACAGGATATCAAATTGCTGGTAATTTACCTGCAGATACAGTTACTATTATTACAACTCCATCACCTACAGTATGGGATATTGATGATAATTATACGATTGGTGGAAAACCAATTGAATTGCCAGGAGATAGTACCACATCATTATTGGTGAAAACTTCTGAGAATTCAGCTGGAAACTATACAGTTCCTGCTCCAGATGCTACTGAAATTCCAATTCTTGGTATTGGTGGTAATTTAACTGGTGGTGGTGGATCTGGTGGTAATACTGCATCCTCTGGTAGTAGTGGTGGTAATTCCACATACACATTCTCTTACAATGGAAACAATTATTCAATTAGAGCAACGGGTGGCAGTGGTGGTACTTCTGGTAATAGCGGAGGAACTAAAGGATCTGGTGGGGGTGCAGCATATGCTGTAAATGGTGCATTTACAACTATTACTGGAAATAGCACAGTTTCTCTTGCTGGTGGTGTTTCTCTTGAGATCTCTGGATATACCGCTGGACAAGATGGAACTGATGGTAGTTCTAGTGCTGGTGGTACTGGTGGATCTAGTTCACTTTTCTATGGAAAAGGTGGAGATGGTGTAGCGGATACTAGTACACAAGATGTATCATCGGGCGAAACCTTTACTTATTCAGGAACTTCTTTCCAAACCTATAATATTCCTTCTGGTGGTAGTTTGAAGAGTGTTAGCTGCGTTGTGAAAGGTGGCGGTGGTGGTGCAGGTGCTATCGTTAACTCATCTCATGCTGCTGGATCTGGTGGAAGTGGTAAATCAGTTAGTGCTGTTCTTAGCCCAGGCAATAATGGTGTCTTGAGAGTATATGTTGGCGCTGGTGGAGGATCTGGATCTGGAAACTCTGGTGGTAGTGGTGGTCCCTCTGGATACGCTGGAGGCGGCAGCGGTGGATCAGGAAACGGCGCTGGCGGTGGCGGTGGAGGCGGTGGTGCTTCTGCTGTTGGTACTACAAACACTGTCTTAGTTGGCGCTGGTGGCGGCGGCGGTGGTGGTTCGTCAGGTAACAGTGCATCGGTTGGTTCCGATCAAAATGGTCAACCAGCATCAACTGACGGTCACCAAAGCTTGAGTGCTATCTTCGCTGGATCTGGTGGTGGTGGCGGTAATGCTGTTTGCTCTGGCGGCGGTGGCGGCGGCGGTGGTGGCGGCGCTGGCACAGGATCTGGTATTGGTGGTGGTGGTGGTGGATCCAATGGATCTAACGCTCGTAGAGCAGGATATGGTGCTACTAGAGGACAATCTTCTGTTAAATCATCTGGTGCTGGTCCAACTGTTAGTAGTGCATCTTCTGGTGATGCAGGAAATGGTGGAGCAGGACAAGTTGGTAATAGTAATGCGGGTGGTAATGGATCTGTAACATTCTCTGCCGTTAATACTATCACTGTACAGGGTGCAGGTGGTGGTGGCGGTGGATCAGGTGGTACAGTTTATTTTAAATTTGAAGCTTCTGGTTTGACTAATCCAAACGCTGGCACATTAACAGTTGGTGGTGCAGGGTCTGGTGCTGGTGCTGCTGGACAAGATGGCGGTGGTGAGGTTGGATATTATGTTAATCAAAGTATTGGTGGTGGTTTTGGTACATCTACGACTGCAGGATTATTTGATCTAGCGAGTACAAGTGTAGATTATATTGAATCTGGAACAGGATCTGGATCTACAGGAGGATTTACCTCTACAGATGCTGAAAAATATTTGAGATTCTTTGGAAGTGAACAAGTAAGATGGGCAAGAACAGTTACTATTAATGCATCCTCCAGTAATAGTAAGAGTTCACCAATCATTAATACTAGATGGAGAGTGATACGTGGAAATGGTAGTAATGGTGGAGAAGCACCAGGAGAACCATTAGAACTATTTGCAAGTAATGATAATGGTGGTAGTTATGGTAAGATTGGTACTATTTCATCTGCAGCAGGTCCTACAGATTGGACATTCGTAGATATTGCTCTTCCTTCAGATTATCAAGTCAATAATCTTTTATTGGAAGTAAGACAGACAAGATCTTCATCTGGAAATGCTGGTGGTGATAACTTTGGTATTGACTATGTTGAGTTTGAACATGATGAAGCAGAAGTTGATATCGTTTCTTATGCATCTGCGAGAGCTGATTTAGGTATTGAATTTGTTACGGAAAGAATTGAACCACAAGGTGATCCAATTAATGCTGCAGGATTAGACATCAATGAGGGTACATTCACATTGTCGTCTGCTGTGAAATTAAATGTTGAATCAACATTATCTCCAGAGATTGACATTCCTCTCTTAACACGCTATCATCTAGTGAAGTATATGATCCGAGCGTATTGATGCTAGCAGCAAGTGAGTGTGGGTTCATC